ATGTACTTAGTAATATAAAGGAGGTAATCGACTCTTGCGATAAAGCTGATACTAAGCTAAAGGCTTTATTTAAGTTGGCAGATATTATGGATATGGAAGATAAGAATAAAACTCAGGTTACAACAATGACTGGAGCATTGTTTCAAGGATTTACACCGGAAAAGTTAGAAGAGGTCGAAAGGCCTAAGGAGGTAACAGATGGCAATACTTGATTTCCTTTCTAAACCTCTAGCACCTGAAGAAGATGCTGGATTTTCAGAATGGTACTCAGATATAGCTGAAAGATCTAATTTAAGCTCTGATCCTGAAGATCCTAGGCATTATTATGACTATAGGGCTGCATATGAAGCAGGAGTAGATCTTGATGAAGGGAAACATCTACCATCTAAATTTAAGCACGACCTGCACCCTAATAGGTTTATTATAGGTAAGGATTTAGAGATTTATGATAGTAAGTATGATAGGAAGGCTGAACTTGAGGATATGATCCTTCAATCCTTTCAGCGTAAAGAGTATGAGGAGGGGATCTTTAAATGAGATCTATCCTTGTAGAAGTATTAGCTCAAAGTGCAAGGGAATTAAAATTATGGAAATGGGTAGCAATAATAAGTATAGCTTTACATATATTAAGGAGTTTCTGAATGGGTGAGATTTCAGAACAAGTTACAAATGAGGCAAAGCAAACCCTTATAGATTATGAAGACTTTAAGTATAAAGTTTATGAAGACACTGAAGGTCATTTGACGGTTGGATGGGGACATAAATTGTCTGATAAAGAGAAAAAAAAGTATCCAGAAGGGTATAGATTTAAGGAATCTGAGCTAGATATCTTAAAAACTTGGTTTACTGAAGATACTAATAAAGCCTATAATGCAGCTAGAGACCAAGTTGGTCAATTGAAAAATCCTACTCAAGAACTTGTAAATTCATTTACTTCTGTTAATTATCAATTAGGCTCAAGTTGGTATAAAGTTAAATTTGATGATGCATGGAAAGCTATGAAAGCTGGAGATTTTACCAAGGCAACTAAAGAGCTTTTCTGGGCTAATGATACCACACATAGTTTATGGTATGATCAGACTCCTGATAGAGTAAAAGATTTTGCAAGATCTTTATTGACTCATCACGTAACAGTTGATAAAAGGGAAATGTTTCCCGATGAACATATAATGAAAGAGGTAATAGTAAATCCATGAAGAAAACCCCAGCACAGAAAATTAGAGATTATTTAAAACTACCCATAAAAGATTCATATATTAAGATAAGAAAGGAAAAATATGGCCTACGAAGACAAGTACGCATTTGATGCAATGAACGCTGGCGATCCGGACATGGATGTGGCCGGAGGAGCTATAGAGTATTCTTCATATGAGATGGATATGTCTCCTAGCGAGCAGAAAGGTTATGAGAAAAATCTAAGAGATGCTTTAGCGATGAGTTATAGAAGTGATCCGCATAAAGGCAAGCTTGGTTTTCAAGATTGGCTAAAGGGATTAAGACCTGATCTTGTTATGGAGAGGGCTCGTAAATGGGAAGAAATGCGTGCAGATAATAAAGGTGTTGAAGGATATAGAGCTAGTATGGATGCTCTTGGCCCTGAAGAGTCAAGCTTATTAGAGGATTCTGGAATGCTGCAAAGAATACTTGATCAGCATACTGGAAGGTTGGATGATGCTCGTAAAATAGTGGGAGATTATAGTCCAGAGCCTATTACTAAAGATGCAAATATTAAAGAAAGTAAATATAGAAGATAATGCCTAAATATTTTGCCAAAAGAGATACAACAAAAGCTGAACCCGTTAAAAAGGGAGATATAAGATTCGGGCATAATCTTCTTGATATAGTAGGAGAAACATTAATGCAAGGCATTCAAGAAGGCAAATTTAGCTCAGGTTCTCTCCGAGATTTCAAAGCTGATATTGATTTAGATTTAGGTGAGGGTTATTCTGCTAATTTAGGATATAATCAATATATAGGTGATTTAAGGCAAGATCTAAAGCTAACCCTATCAAAGAAATTCTAATGGCGAATATAAATACGCATAACATATCTCAGGCTGAAGAAGAACTCCAATTAGCATATAAAGATTTAATTGCCTTTGGAAAACTCTTTCTTCCAGATGATTTTGAAAGATCGGAAACCCCATTCTTCCACTATGAAGTGGCTGATGCTTTACAGAATACAGACCTTAGACAGCTTGCAGTTATCCTCCCAAGGGGTCACGGTAAAACTGTTCTTACTAAGTGTAATATAATGCATGACTTCTGCTTTACAAAGGAACCTTTGTTCTACGGATGGGTTGCTGCTAGCTCTAAGATCTCTGTACCTAATTTGGATTATATAAAGTATCATATAGAATATAATGATAAAATACGCTATTACTTTGGAGATCTAAAGGGAAGGAAATGGACTGAAGATGATATCGAGCTTAAAAATGGTACTAAACTTATTTCTAAGAGTAATCTTTCTGGTATTCGTGGTGGTGCCAAGCTTCATAAGAGGTATGACCTCATTGTACTGGATGATTTTGAAGACGAAAATAACACTATTACTCCTGAATCTAGGGCGAAAATATCCAACTTGGTTACGGCTGTTGTCTTTCCTGCCTTGGAACCGAAAACAGGAAGACTTAGAATAAATGGTACGCCTGTGCATTATGATAGCTTTATTCAAAAGATTTTAACAGGACACGAACAGGCTGTTAAGGAGGAGGAGGATTATTCTTGGCATGTAATAACATATAAAGCTCTAATGGAAGATGGCAATACTTTATGGCCATCATGGTTTGGGCATAAAGAGATGGAGCGAAAGAAGAAGTTTTATCAGGATTCTGGAACTCCACAGAAGTTCTATCAGGAATATATGATGGAGGTACAAAGTGAAGCTGATTCAATTTTTAATCGTGACCATATTAGGTATTGGGATGGCTCTTTTACTAAAGATGCTGATACAGGCCTTACTTATATTATACCCGATGGAGATGACCCTAAGCCCTGTAACCTTTTTGTAGGTGTAGATCCGGCTACAGATAGTGCTAGGAGAAATACTGATTATAGTGTTATTATTGTGATAGCGGTCACAGCAGATAATAACATTTATGTGTTGGACTATATTAGAAATAGAACATTACCAGTGCTTGGTGTACCCGGAACAGATAATAAAGGAATAGTAGATTATATATTTGATTATGCTAAGTTTTATAATCCCACGCTCTTTACAATTGAAGATACAAGTATGTCTAAACCTATATTCCAAGCTATACGTGCTGAGATGAGGAGACGTAATGAATTTATTATTCCGTTTAAAGAAGAGAAACCCGGTACTAGAATGAGCAAAAGAGATCGTATTCAAGAAATACTTGCTCAAAGATTTGCTGTAGGTCAGGTTCATATTAAGAAGACGCAATATGACCTACATAGAGAAATTATGACATTTGGGCCACGTATGGCTCATGACGATACAATAGATGCTTTAGCTTATGCATGTAAGTATGCACATCCCCCAACAGGACTTCACGAATCAAGGGATGGATGGTATAAGCAGAAACCTAAAGCTAGACCTTGGATAACGGCATGATTAAGTTAATCGTATTTTCCGTACTATTGAATACAGGAGATAGCAATATATATGCTACCGTACCTACGGATCCTGTTAAAATAGAAGCAGGTCGTAGGCGGGGCAAAGGCCAACGTGGCCGTAGAAGAGGTGGCAGTGGGTTGCGATAATGGCGGAAAAAGTTAAAGAAGCATTGTCAAAATTATTGGCAGAGTGGCTTTTTAAAGACTTTGGTGTATTGTTAGAAGAACCTACTCCAAGCGAAATAGAAGAAAAATTAGAGAAGGTAGAAGAATAATGAACATATTAGATTTTATATCAAAACCAATGGATCCGGAACAGAATGAGGGCAATCAGGAATATAATACCTTTTTAGCTGAACGTGGTGTTCAAAGGCAAAAATGGGACTATAACTATAGAGATGCCTATGAATATTTTAGGGAAACTGGAATAGACCCTTATGATCAAAAATCTAAACATTGGGTTAGTAAATTTAAACATCCACTTTCAGAAGAAAGATATATTAGGGATGAAGAAACTGGAAAGTGGTTTGATACTATTGGAAGCAAATTTGTAGAAGAGGAAAAGGTGGCACAACAGACAATAGAAAGGCTAGAGTATATGGAAGGTCTGCCTTTAAATGAAGAAAGATGAAATGTTCCAAGCAACACGATGGATAAACCTATTAGTCGGCCTGTTAAATATCTATTTATACAGTCATGGCGGTGGATACCATCTTTTGGGAATAGCAATGCTCAATATAGGGGCATGGTCTTTTACCCGAGGAGTTCACAAATGAATTGTGTTATGGAATCTATTACTGGGATTAATATTTTTAGGAACTGTTAGGTATGGCGATTATATTACCGATGAGTGTCCGCAGGCGAGGTACAGCTGCCCAAAAATATGTGACGTAGATCACAAACACCTACCATTAAAGGAGTGCAAGAATGGCAAAACAGAACAAGAAAGTAGACCAGATTCGACAATTATACCATCTGGCAGATAGCTCCACGAGGAGACAGTGGCAACAAATAAATCAAAAAGGATATGAATTTGCTCATGATGAACAGTTAGGAGCAAATGAGAAGGATTCTTTGGAAGAACAAGGAATGCCAACATTTACAATTAATAGGATACTCCCAGTTGTTGAGATGCTTAATTTCTATGCTACAGCAAATAATCCTAGATGGCAAGCTATAGGGGTAGAGGGTAGTGATACTGATGTAGCTGCAGTACTTTCTGATCTTACTGATTATGTTTGGCATAACTCTAATGGCTCTACACTTTATACTAATGCTATAAATGATTCAGTAACTAAGGGTATTGGTTATCTTCTTGTCACTATAGATAAAGATGCTGATAATGGTATGGGTGAAGTTATTGTACAACAGCCAGAACCTTTTGATATCTTTATAGATCCTAAGTCAAGAGATATGTTATTTCGTGATGCAGCTTTTGTTATGATCCGTAAAGTCCTACCTAAGAATCATCTTATGAATAT